CAACCTCTTTGCAAAAGCTGTCACTCACACAAAACTGCAACAGAGGATGGCGGCTTTGGTCGGGCTAGGGGAGGGGGGGTGTTCATCTCTGAGGGCTGATTTCACTAGACCGTATGCCCCCACAATATTCACACGGTCAGTTGGGGAAAATGGTTTTTTGAATCATGGCTAATCCAAGAAAACCAAATAGCCTGAAAGTTGTTGCAGGCACAGCTCGCAAAGATCGCGCTGTTGATGAGGTTGAATTGCCTTTGCTGGACAAAACCCCAGCTCACCCAGATTGGCTGACCAACTCACATGCTGTGAAAGAGTGGAAGCGCCTCGCTCTTATCTTGATCAACAATGGGTTGCTCACTGAGGCTGATCTTTCTTACCTTGGCCACCTTTGCAATTTGCATGGCAACCTGGTTCAACTGTCTGCAGCGGGAGTGCCAGCAACGGCCAGCCTGATTGGGGCGCTTAGAAATATGTACAATGATTTTGGTGTGAGCCCGGTTGCAAGAGGCAAGGTTTCACCAGTTGTTGGAGGCAAAAACAAAGACAATCCATTTGCAAAAAATGGCAGAAAGTAAGCGCGACTTTGTAAAAATTGCCAAAGATTATGCTAGATCGGCAATTAGAGACAAGGCCAGAAAGCGCCATGGTTTGCTTATCCAGCAGGCAAGCCAGAGGTTTCTTGATGATTTAAAAAGATCACGCACAAAGGCATGCGCTTTCAAATTTGATGCGTGGCATGCCAATGATGTCTGTGATTTTATAGAAAAACTGCCTCATGCTGAGGGCACTTGGGATACACCAAATATTGTATTGCACAAAAGCCATGTGTTCTTTTTAGTTCAGCTTTTTGGGTTCAGGTCTAAAACATCATATTTTGTTGAGGATTATGGCAATTTTAATCCCCGGCGCTATACCTCAGCTCTGTTTGCGGTAGCTAGAAAGAATGCAAAATCAACTCTAGCATCAGGAATCATGCTTTATTGTGAGTGCTGTGAGCCAGAGCAGGGCGCTCAAGTAATAAGCGCCGGGACAACTTTCCCACAATCATCAATTATTTTTAACACCTCAAAGCGCATGGTTGAAAAAACACCAGCGCTGAGAGAGGCGTTCGGCCTTGAGATATGGGCAAAGTCAATTACTAGGGTTGAAACTGGGGCCAGCTATAAACCGATACATGCAAAAGCATCAACACAGGACGGGCTTAACCCATCACATGTTGCTCTTGATGAAATACATGCTCACAAGACAGGTGATTTGCTGAATGTTCTTACATCAGCGGCGGGGGCTAGAAAAAACCCGCTCTGGCTTTATACAACAACAGAGGGTTACACAAACCCAGGGCCATGGGGTGAGCTGAGACAGTTTGCAAAGAAATTGCTCTCTGGAATTTTTGGCCACGAGGTTGATCACTTTCTTGCTGTTTTCTATGCGCTCGATGAGGAAAACAAAGCGCTTGGAATAAAAGCCGACAAAGAGGGCACGCGGTCTGCATGGATTAAAGCAAACCCTCTGATTGATGTCATACCCTCTTTACTTACGGCAATTGAAAAAGAGTTCACAGAAGCAAAGCAGATGCCATCAAAAATGGCAGAGTTCAAAATCAAAAGATTGAACAGGCCAGCATCTGTTGGCGGAGGCTGGGTTGATCTTGCAAAGTTCTCTCAGTGCAGTGGCGCCATTGATCTTGAATGGCTCGCCGACAAACCATGTGTTGCAGCTCTTGACTTGGCCAGCACATCTGATTTGGCATCATTCAGAATCACCTGGCGAATTGATGGCCATGCTTACACCATAGGCTTTCGCTGGTGTCCAGCTGATGCAGTCGCGCAAAGAACAGAGCGCGGCACTGTGCCTTATCAATCATGGGTTGAGCAAGGGCTGATCGTTGAGACAGAAGGCAACACAATTGATTATGAGGTGATTGAAAAAGATATTGTTGAGCTCTATGAGCGCTTTAATATTACAACAATTGGATATGACAAATGGAATGCCACAGATATTGTGATGAGACTTGTTGTTCGTGGATTGCCAATGATCGAGTTTGTGCAGGGTACACAGTCTTTTCACCCAGCAATGCAAAACCTAGAGATTGCTTATACCAAAGGCGAGCTCTCCCACGGGGGAGATCTGGTTCTTAACTGGTGTGCCTCAAACTTGGTTGCCAGGCGTGATGTTAATTTGAATATGGCCCCGGACAAACGAAAGTCATCTGACAAAATAGATGATTTTGTAACACTGATCATGACATTTGGGTTGCTTGGTGCAGCGCCAGTGAAACGCAAATCAATTTATGAGCAAGGCACAATTTAATGAGAAAAATTATTCTTGATCTGTTGTTTTTAGCTGGATTGTCAGCAGCAACAACGGGTGTTTATTTTCACTTTGGCCTTGATATCTCGCTGATTGTGGGCGGCTGTCTGTTGATGGTTCTAGCTGTAATTGGGGCTACTAAAAAATGATTCTTGACAATATTTTTGCAGCTAGGAAAACAACACCAGGTCGAGTTGCACAGCCTCGCTTTTCAATAAGGCGCTCATTGTCAGGCGTAACATTGACAGAGACTCAAGCGCTTGAGCATGGTCCTGTTTGGTCTGCAGTAAAAGTGATTTCTGAAACAGTTGCCATGTTGCCGTGGCGCGTGTTTAGGGTTGAGGGCGAGTTCAGAGTTTTGCAAGACTCATCGCGCTTAGACTACGTTTTGCACAGAAGGCCAAATTCTGAGATGTCCTCTTTCAATTTTCGTGAGTATCTAGTTGCCTCTTGCCTGCTTTGGGGCAATGGCTATGCAGAAATAGAAAGAAACTCAGCAAATGAAGTTGTGGCGCTATGGCCTTTACACCCTTCAAGGGTAACACCTAAAAGAGATGATAGGGTCCGGCTCTATTATGCTGTTAGCTCGCCAAATGGTGGTGGCGATACCAACCTGCTCACCAGAGATGTTTTTCATGTCCGTGGGCCAACTGAGGATGGCATAACAGGCCGCTCAGTTTTAAGTTTGGCGAGAGAGTCTTTCGGCACAGGAATCGCCGCAGAGCAGTTTCAAGGCGCTTTCTTTGGCAATGGCGCAACACCCAGCTATGTGATCTCAGAGGTTGAGGGCGCGCCAGAGATGAGTGATGAGGGCGCAAAAAACCTGCTCAAATCATTTGAGGCCCGGCACAAGGGGCCAGTCAATGCTGGCAAAGGCGCTTATCTTGAGAAGGGTTTTAAAATCGAGCCTCTTGGTGTACCTCAGAAAGATGCCCAATTCATTGAAACCAGAAAGTTTCAGGTATCTGATGTGGCTCGCTGGTTTCGATTGCCGCCACACAAAATTGGTGACATGGAAGGGGCCACATTTTCAAACATTGAGCAGCAATCAATAGATTTTGTGGTTGATTCAATTCAGCCATGGGTTGAAAGGTTTGAGCAAGAGGCAGACATCAAACTGCATGGCCTGAGAAACGTGATTACAAAAATCAACATGAATGGATTACTCAGGGGCGACAGCGCAGCGAGAGCCGAATATTACACAAAACTTTTCGGCATTGGTGTGTATTCAGTTAACGACATTAGGCGGCGAGAGGATGAGAACCCGGTTGCCAATGGTGATAAAAGATATGTTCCATTAAACATGGGCCTGCTTGGCTCTAGTGCAGGCGCTCAATCAGGGGTAACTCCAGCAGCAATAAGAACGATTATGCTTGAGGCGCACGAGAGGCTAAGCAATAAAGAATATAATGCCTACACCCGCAAAAAAGATAAGAGCTCTGCTGTTGTTGATTCATGGGCTGAGGCGTTTTTTCCTGTTCAAAAATCCCAGCTGATCGAGGCTGTAGCATCTCCAGCAACAATGGCGGCTGAATACTTTGGCGCTGACAAATCGCGCATTGCTGAGATCATAGAAAAACACTGTGAGCGCTGTGTTCAATCCTCAATATCTGACATCAGATTAGGCAAATATTTTGATCAAGAAAACAGAGCCATCGCTCAAACAGATCAGCTGCTGATTGATTTGGCTGGCAACTAATTAATTTCAAATAGGGTTTTTTAACATGATTAATTCTGACAACTATTGGGCTATAAACCCACTGTGTATTGCAGAGACTCACAGCAAAATTGCAGCCTATCTGAGCTGTAAAAATGGCATCACAGCTGGGCCGGCCGAGTCTGCTGAGCGCGAGGGCTTGCCGATTCGTGTTGTTGGTTCGGTTGCAGTGATACCAGTTATGGGCCCAATGATTCGTCGTGGCGGTTGGATAGCTGAGTATTTTGGACTATGTTGCACTGACAGAATTAGAGCTGCTGTGTTTCAAGCTGATGCTGACAAAGACATTGAGACAATAGTTTTGCATATTGATTCGCCTGGCGGCTCTGTCTCTGGCCTAGATTTGATAGGCGATGCGGTAAAAAATTCAGAAACAAAAATTATTTCTCAGGTTGATGGCATGGCGGCAAGCGCAGCCTATTATGTCGCCAGCCAATCTGATGAAATTCTAATGGGTAGAAATGATCTTGTCGGGTCAATAGGCACAAAATTAATGCTGTATGATTTCTCGATGTACTATGAAAATCTAGGCATTAAAGCAATCCCTATTGATACTGGCGTGCACAAGTCTGCAGGCGCTGAAGGCACTGAGATCACAGCGGAACAGCAAGCAGAGTTTCAAAGAATCATTGACTTCTATTTTGATGATTTTGTTGCTGCTGTTTCAGCTGGTCGAGGCATGACAGATGATCAGGTCAGAGCAGTTGCTGATGGTCGAGTGTTCACAGCTTCAGAGTGCCAGAAATCCGGCTTGGTTGATGGTGTATCAACATTTGATGAAACCCTTGCAAGACTTAGGGCAAGCACAAACACAGGGCGCAGCACTCAAGCTGCAAAGGCCCGTTTAAGAATTTAGTCTCGCAGAGTCGCGGCTTTATAACCAACAAACAAAACGAATTTCACGCCTTGCGAGATCGCAGGGCGCGGGCTCTTATTGTTTGAAAACTCAAAATATTTAAAGGTATTGAATCATGACAACTATTGAAAAAATGAAAGCGCGGCTCAAAGCAATTCGTGATGAGGCGCAAGCAATTGTAGATTTGGCTGATACTGAGGCAAGCGGTGTTTTGACTGTTGAACAGCAAGAATCATTTGATGTTCTTATGACAGAAAAAGCAAATGTTGAGGCAAGCATTAAGCGTGCAGATCAGTTAAGTGCCATGAATGAGGGCGCTGGGCGTGTGACAGCGCCAGCCTCAAGCGGTCCTGTTGCAACTGTCAGAATGGGCATTGAAGATGATCCAATGAGCGGATTCAAATCATCTGCTGAGTTTGGCCAAATTGTAAAAGCAGCCTGCATGCCTGGCGGCGAAACAGATCAGCGCTTGCAAATTATGGGCGCAGCAACAAATTTTCACAGAGAAACCAACTCAAATGATGGCTACATGGTCCCGCCAGCAATGCGCGATCAGATATGGTCACTTGTTTTTCAAGGTGAAAATCTGCTTTCAGCAGTAAACCCAGAGCCAACTGAATCAAACTCAGTGCAAATGAGCGCTGATGAAAGCACCCCTTGGGGTTCAACTGGAATTCAAGCATTCTGGGGCTCAGAGGGTGGCCAGCTGCAGAAAAGCCGACTTGATACAAACGGGCGCACCGTTCAGCTTAATAAGCTGCACGCTTATGTACTGGCATCTGATGAGCTTGTTGCTGATGCGCCTCGATTGGCAAGCCGTTTAACTATTGGCGCTGCTAATGCAATCGGTTTCAGGGCTGATCAGGCTATTGTTGAGGGTGATGGCGTTGGCAAGCCTCTTGGCTGGATGAAATCTGGCGCTCTGGTAACGGTGGCAAAAGAGTCAGGCCAAGCGGCAAACACCATAGTTGCGGCAAACGTCTTAAAGATGTTTTCAAGACTGCTAATGATGGGCGGTAGCGGCGCATTTTGGCTGATCAACAGCAACACATTGCCTCAGTTAGCAACAATGGTGATTGGCAATCAACCAATCTGGACACCACCATCAAGTGGTTTGACAAACGCGCCAGGCGGCCAGCTTTTAGGCTTGCCAGTTCGTTTCTCTGAGCACTCTGAGTCGGTTGGCACTGCTGGTGACATTCAGCTTGTTGCGCCTAATGGATATTATGCGGTCAACAAGGCCGGCGGCATTGATTTCAAATCATCAATGCACTTGTATTTTGATTATGATATCGAGGCATTCAAGTGGACGTTTAGACTTGGCGGCCAGCCTTTTATGTCTGCGCCAATGACACCAAACAAAGGTGCTGATACAAAGTCTCACTTCATTGCTCTTGCAACTAGAAGCTAGTTTATAGCCTCTAATTAGAGGGGCTTCATTGCCCCTCTAACTCAATATTAAAGTTAGACCGCAAAACATAAACTAATCATTTTGGAGCAACAAAAAATGTTGAATATTCTACCCTCGAACAGAGCGCCAATTGTCGGCGTGATTGACCCAGATGTTACAGCAGCTGGCACAGTTACAACTGGTTGGATTGCAGTTAAAGACCTAGCCAATATCATGGCAATTGTCATGGCCGGCACTCTTGGTGCCAGCGCAACACTTGATGCAAAGATTCAAGAGGCCACTGATGGCTCTGGAACTGGCGCACAAGACATCGCAGGCAAAGCAATCACCCAGCTCACAAAAGCTGGCAGTGATGATGACAAACAGGCTGTGATTAATCTTAGCTCTGATGAGCTTACTGATGGTTTCACACACGTTCAATTGTCAATAACTGTTGGCACTGCATCATCAGATTCTGGCGCTGTTGTGCTTGGCTTTGATGCTCGTTATGAGCCCGGCGCTGATCTTGCTAGTGTTGCAGAGATTGTAAGCTAAAAACCACCACTGAAAAGGAAGGGGCGAAAGCCCCTTTTTAACTATGAGAACAAATTCAACTTTGCAATATGCCATTGAGGTGATCAATCACCCAGATTCAGAGCCACTGAGCTTTGAACAGGCAATAATCCATTTGCGAGAAGATGAAAACCTTGTAAACAAAGATGAAATTGAGTCTTTCATTACAGTGGCTCGCACATGGGTTGAGGAATTTCTCAGAAGGCCAATTTTATCAACAGGTTTCACTTATTATCTTGATAGTTTTGGCGGTGATTACACTCAAATTGTTTTACCAAGGCCATCAGTTTCTGATGTTTCTGAGGTGCGGTATGTTGATGAGCAAGGTCAAAGCCAGGTTCTTTCATCTGAATTGTACCGGGTAGATACAAAGACTCTATTGCCAAGAATCACGCCTGCATATTCAGAAAGCTGGCCGTGTCTTTATGATGAAATAAATGCTGTTCAAATTGATTTTACTGCAGGCTACGAAAACGCAGCTGCTGTACCAAAGCCGATTATTCAGGCAATCAAAATGCTAACAAAACATTTTTATGACAACAGAGATATTGTTGAATCTGGCTCTGTGACTGAAGTGCCTATTACTGTTGAGAGATTGCTTGGCACTTATAGAGTTAGGGGTTAAAAATGCGCCCTAAAATTGGCCCTCTAAACACAAAAGTAAGAATTGAAAGAAAAATGAGCAGCACTGATTCTGACTATGGCACAGGTTCTGAGCAATGGATACCACTTGCAGAGACATGGGTTAACAAGACCGATGTAATGCCAAGCAGAGATGAATCAATATCTGACAAGGTTATTGAGGTCTCATCTCAGCGCTCAAGAATGCGGTTTCGATGGAGAACAGATATTACTGGCTCTGATCGCATTGTTGTTCTTAGATCGCCAGAGACTATTTATCAGATTATTGGCGGGCCTGCTGAGATTGGCGAGCGGCGGCAGTATATGGAAATAATGTGCGAGGCAGTTACAACTGATGGTAGTTGAAACTCAAATAAAGGGCTTGAGCGAGTTGCAAAAGCTACTTGATACGTTGCCAGGCAAGATGCAAAAAAATGTCATGCGCGGTGCTATGAGAGCGGGCGCTAATGTAATAAAGAAAGAGGCCCAGTTAAATGCGCCAACTGGTGACTCTGGCGATCTCAAAAAGAGCATAAAAGTTGGCACTAAAGGTAAGGGCAGCTATGTAACAGCCTCAGTGACTGCTGGCAAGAAAACAAAGGCTGGCGGCGATGCGTTCTATGCTCACATGGTTGAGTACGGCACAGATCCGCACGAGATCACAGCCAAGGGTGGCCGGTCACTATCTTTTGGCGGCATTTTTACAAAGTCGATCAATCACCCCGGCGCAGAGCCAAAGCCATTTATGAGGCCGGCTCTTGACACAAAAGCGACAGAGGCGGTGATTGCGGCGGGTGAGTACATTAAAAAACGGCTTGCATCAAAACATGGTATTGACGCAGCACACATCACACTAGAGGGCGATGAATAATGAAAGTTAAAGCATTGATCAATATTCCAGCAACTATAGATGGCAAAGTCTCTGGTCCTTACTCTAAAGGCGCAGAGTTTGACCTTGATAACAAACTAGCAAAAACATGGATTGACTCAGCAATGGTTGTTGCTATCGCGCCTCAGCCAGTTACTACGAAAGGCGAAAAATCAAAATCTGAGGCAAAAGCAAAAAGCTCAGCCAAGAAACCTGAGAAGAAACCAGCTTAATGTCAGGCGTTGCAATCATAAGGCACTTGCTCGCCAATAGTTCTGGGCTAAACGCAAAGATACCAGCGGAAAGAATCAGAGCGGGGGTATTGCCTCAAAATCTGAAATTGCCTGCAATCTCTATCATGCAGATCAGCGGGGCCCAGAGTAACAATGCTGCAATGAATTCAGCAAGCTATCAAGTAAGAGATAGAATTCAGGTTTCTGTGCTGGCAAAAACTTACCCAGAGGTTAAACAATATCTTGATCTAGTTCGCCTGGCATGCCCTCTCTCAAGGGGGGCAGTAGGCTCTTTTGTATGTGATGGTGTTTTGCCTGAGTCAAGAGGGCCAGATATCTATGATCATGACAAGGGCTATCACATGCAATCTCAAGATTTTATTGTTAGCTACAAGAACTGAAAGAACAGAATTTTATAAGCCTCGATGCAGCAATGTACCGGGGCTTTTTTTTGATCAAAATTAATTAGCAAATCACGTTTTAACCCGTTCGCGCATAAGCGGGAACATCATTAAACCTCGGAGGCAAGACCATGTTTACACCAACAGCAGGTATCACATTTGCAATTTCAGCGGGAGTGCCAGCAACATTTGATGCTGCTGGTTATGGCGCACTTACTTTCACTGATGTTGGAGAAATTCAAGATTATTCAGAGTTTGGCGGCGGCTGGTCTAACAGCACCAACAAAGATGCTTCAAAGCGCGGCGTTCAGAAAAAGAAATCATCTTTTGACCCAGGCGGATTCAATCTTGGAATGAAGCTGGACACAGACGATGCTGGGCAGATTCTGATGAAAACAGCCAAGAATGATGCAACAGGTATTTATGCTGCAGAATTCACAGCGCCTAATGGTGATGTTTATTATTGTCAAGTTCTAGTGAACACTTTTACGGTCACGCCAGGCAATCAAGATTCAGACATGATGGCCAGCACAAGCTGTGCTGTTACTACATCAAGCACTGATGTTGATTGGGTTGAAGATTTAGCGTCTTAAAAGGCGCTTTTCTTTTTCGATCAATAAAGCGGGAGCAATGAGAATGGGCATTTTAAACGCTCAAGTTTCACTGAAAGTTTCTGGTAATTTTGAGCAGGCTGTTGATGTTGGCTCTGTGAAATACCCAGTAAACATAAGTGCAACAAAAAACCTATCAAACGGCACTGGCTTGAATCAAGCCAATCAAGTTTTCACAGATATCAGAGCTCTATCAGCGGGCGCGAATGAAAACCTTGATCTTGCTGGCGGCTTGTTTGATGTGTTTGGCAATGCCATTACATTCACTAAGATCAAATCAATATTGATCACAGCAGCTGCTGGTAATACCAACAGCGTGAATGTTAGTAGGCCAGCAACGAATGGTTTGCCTCTTTTTATAGCGGCAGGCGATGGCATAGCACTTGACCCAGATGCAGCATTTTCTGCTGTGTTTCCAAGTGCAGCAGGCATTGCTGTCACGGCAGGTTCTGGTGACTTGCTTAATATTGCAAACAGTTCTGGCGGCACATCTGTCACCTACACTGTTGTAATTATCGGTACTGTTTAGGCAGTTCTCTCTTTTGCTGGCTTTGGTCGTTTCTATCCCTCGCGGGTTAGGGCGGTCAAGGTCGGCATTTTTTTAATTCGCGAGGATAGATAAAAATGGATATTAAAAAGTTTTCAGTTGAGCCAACAGCAAGATTGCCATTGCTTGGCTCTGATGATGAGCCATTGCTCAATGAAAAGGGCAAAGAGCTTGCAATTGTTTTTTTTGGCCCAGGCTCAAAGCAGTACGCAAAAGCACAAGCGGTGCAAAACAATGGCATTGTTGATCGACTAAAAAAGAAAGGCAAGACTGATCAAACTGCAGAACAAAAATTGGCCGAAACGTCTCAGTTTTTGGCAGATGTCACATCTGAATTTGAAAACATTGATTATGATGATCTCAAAGATAAGGCGCTATTTAAGGCGGTTTATTCAGATTTATCTCTTGGGTTTATAAGCGATCAAGCCTCTAAGTTTTTGGGTGATTGGTCAAATTTCAAGCCACCCTCTGTGAGCAGTTGATTCTGCATGTGAGGCAGCTTGCTTGGCTTCACACAGCACCAAAACCAGCAGGGGGTGACAACCTAACAAGTATAAGAAAATCGAGAGCAGAGCAGTTTGATGAGTCTGAAAAGTTCATTGATATGCCTGCTTGTGATTTGCCTTATATGATTGATTACCTGTTTCAAATTGGACCAGTAATCAATTCGGGAGCAATCCCGCATTCAGAAATAGAAAGCTGGCAAAAAAACACTGGCTATAAATTAAACGGGTGGGAAGCGGCAACACTCAGGCGCTTGTCAATCAGTTACCTGAATGAGAGCTCACTTGCTGAGGATATCAACAGGCCAGCGCCTTTTGACCCAGATGCAGCTGAAAACATAATGAAAGAAAAAGCGGCGAAAGCCTTTGCAGCCTCTATGGCTGGTAGATTTGGACGAAAATAATGCAAGCAGGCCAATTAGAGATTCAGTTACTCGCGAATATTGCGAGACTGCAGCAAGACATGACCAAAGCCAAAGGCGCTGTAGATTCCTCTATGGGGAGCATCAACAAAGCTGTTGGCGGGGCCATGAAAGTGCTCGGCGCTCTGGGTGTTGGCTTATCTGTTAATTATTTTGGCAAGATGATCAGCGGCGCGATTGATGCTCAAGATGCACTTGCAAAGATGTCTCAAAAAATCAATGTATCTGTGCCAGTGCTGGCAGGGTTAGGCCATGCGGCTCAGCTCTCTGGCACAGACATTGGTGCAATTGAGAAAGCCTTAAAATCAGTTTCAACACAGCTGGTTGATGCTGACAAAGGGCTGCTTGCGTCTAAAGAGAATTTTGCAGCGCTCGGTATTAATGTTCACACCACAACGGGTGAGCTGAAATCAGCTGATGCTGTAATGATCGAGACTGCAGATAGATTTGCCGAGATGAAAGACGGTTCAGAAAAAACAGCGCTGGCGGTAAAACTCTTCGGAAAAAGCGGGCTTGATCTAATACCTATGCTCAACCAGGGCAGCGCAGGCATTGCTGAGATGGTTGCAGAGGGGCAAAGACTTAACCCGGTAACGGCAGAATCAGCAAGGCAGTCTGAACTGTTTAATGACAACATGCTAAGGCTAAAATCTACAATTAGCGGTGTTGGTGTTGGCCTGGTTAATGATTTGCTGCCTGGGCTTTCTGGGCTAAGTGATTCACTGGTTGAGATTACACGCTCTGAGGGGTTCGCTAATTTTATGGCTGGGGCTGTTGCGTCAATCAAAACTGTTGGCAACGCATTCAAATCACTTTATATAGCAATCACAGATATTTTGAGCAACCTTGGCACAGCATTCAGCTTTTGGTCAGCCGATGTGCAGAATTTTGTTCGGATACTGGGCGATAAGTTTCACGCATTTTTTAGCGCACTGGAAATAGGCGGGCTATCTGCAACAGAAATTCTGAGCGTTTCTTTCGGCACAGCGTTTACAAGCATAAGAACAATGGTGCAGGCGCTCACTGTTGAGACTGCCTCGTTTTATGATCGCATGAAAGTTAGGATAACAACATCAGGTGCAGAGCAAGAGGCAGAACTATCGCGCCTAGATGGGGTTAGACTTGCAAGCCTCAGCCAAGTATTTGCCGAATACGAGACAAACACATCAGCGCTATACGCAAAGATTGGCGCTCAAGCGCAGGAGAGAGAAGAAACAGCAGCTGCTGAGGGCGTCATTGCGTCATATGGGGCAGCGCTATCAGATGTAACATATGAGATAGACAGCCAGGCAGATGCAACCCAGGCGCTCACAGGCGCTCAAATGACCCTGGCGGCAGAGGTTGATGATCTCGTGCAAAAGCTAGGCGAGCAGGAAGTTCAAGCCGGGCTGACTGGTTTGGAACTTGCTATCTATAACAACACACTAAAAATGGGCGCTGATCTAAGCGATGAGCAGCGCGATAAGATTATTGCTGCAACCACAGCGCTCTATGAACAAGAGCAGCAAGTTAAGGGCGCTGAGAAGGCCCAGAAAGAGCTTGAGGCAGGATCAAAAATTGCAGCTGAGGCAGTACAAAGAGACTGGGAAAAAACGCGAGACACCTTTTCTGATGCTTTTGTTCGCATGTATGAAAACGGTGATAATGCCTTTGTCTCAATTGCCAAGTCATTTGAAACCATGGTGATCAAAATGGCAGCTGATTGGCTGGCATCTGGCCTTATGAACATCTTGGGCATCACAGGCTTTATTGGTGGCGGAGGAATACAACCAGCCAGCGGTGGCGGGTTCAATCTAGGCTCTTTGGGTTCGCTTGGTTCTTTGGGTTCTCTGGCCACAGGTGCCACAGGTGTTGGCGGGTTTCTTGGCGGCATCTTTGGCGCTGGCACTGGAATTGCGGCAAACACTGTTGGGCCACCAACAGCCACAGCACTTGCTGGCAGCAATTTCTTGAGCGGTATTGGTGGTTTTATTACAAGCCCTGCAGGAATAGCAGCCATCGCCTTGATTGCTGGCAAATTAATACACGACAAAACAAGCAACCCTGACGGCTATGTTAGGTCAGGTGCGGGCTTTCTGACAGCGCCAACACCTGGCGCAAAGCCTGGGCAAACTTTTAGCGTGAATGCCTTTGATAGCGGGTTCAAACCCATTGGCTTTGCTGATAAGAAAGATCAGGCTGATGCCATTAAATACATCAACATTTTCAGAGAGATTGACTCAACACTTGTTGGCCTTGCAAATCAGGCTGGTGGCTTTGTCAATATGTCTGGGGCCACACTGGCTGGCTTTGGTCAAGATGGTGTTACTGGCACAAATGGCACTTTCCTTGGCTTGGGTGGCAAAACCACTGAGGCTGATCTTGAGGCCATGGCCAACAGCTATGCCATTCAATTGGCAAAGCACATCGAGGGGCTTGCACCAGAGACAATGGCCCAGCTTATGGGGGCCAGTTCGGCGGCAGATGTTTCAGCAATCTTGGTTGCACTTGCTCAAAAAACTGATGAGGCAAACGCAGCAATTGATGCGGGCGCTGAGCAAACAAACGCAGCTGCTGATGCAATCACTGAGGCTGCAAACCAATATTCAACATCAGCCCAGAGCCTGATTCAATCAAACAGCGCTCTGGCAGATTCAATGCGCTTTGGCGGCGCAGCAGTCAACAGCCCGGTGAATACCTCACTATCTGTTGGCACTCTTGGCAATGGTGGCATCACAGCAGCTGATTCATCTCATTTGAATTTGCCAAGCTGGGCCAATGGCCTGAGTGATGCTGCTAGAAACTATCTGGCGGGCGTGAATGGTTCTCATGCCAATGGCCTGAGTTATGTGCCTTATGATGGCTATATTGGCCAGCTGCACGAGGGTGAGAGAGTACAAACCAAATCTGAGGCGCGTGATAGTGACTCAACAGCGACAGAGGTTAGGCAGTTAAATGAGCAGGTGCGCTCATTGGTGATGATCATGGAAAATGTGGCAGTGAGTTCAAACAAATCAGCCAGAGCTCTTGATGAATCAATCAGAAACGGCGGCGGCAGTCTTTCAGTGCAGGTGGCTTCATGATTTTAGGTAGGCCACCAATTCAGCCAAAGCCCTTTTTGATCTCAGATGGCATGCTATTCAGCAGCAATGTGAGTGAATCAGAGGAAAGCGCCTACAGCTCAACAGCTGATTACATTATTGATGATCGAGCGCAAATTGCATCACCATCAACAACAGTGACCATCAGCAATGCAACACCAGCTGTTGTGACTTGGGCTAATCATATGCTCCCGGCAAACACACCCATTGAGCTCACCACATCGGGCGCATTGCCAGCGGGTTTGACAGCTTCAACTGTTTACTATGTGGTAAACGCCAAGCAAAACACTTTCAACCTTGCATCAAAGCCGGGCGGCTCTGCTCTCTCAACATCAGATGCAGGCTCGGGAACTCACACAGCAACAGCAACCCGCCATGATATCTATCAGGCTAAGATTGCCACAGCGAGCGTCACAGCAAGCATCTCAGGCACAACAATGACTGTGACTGCGGTTGCTGCTGGCTCTCTGGCTGTTGGGCACATTCTCTCTGGCTCAGGTGTGACTGCTGGCACTTATATCACAGCGCTGGGCACAGGCACTGGCGCTGATGGCACTTACACTGTGAGTGTCAGTCAAACGGTTGGCAGTACAACCATCAAAGGCAATGCCCCGGTTACTAATTCAACCTATTGGGGCAGGGCTGACAGCACCAACAAATTCAGAATGTTTGATTCAAGCGTGAGCTCACAATCAAGCCGGGCTGATAGCATGGAGGTTGAGATCAGGCCGGACAAGCTGACTGATGCCTTGCTGCTTGCCAATATTGACACATCATCAAGTCGAGTTGTTGTGAAAGATGCCTCTGATGTCACTCATTATGATAAAACATATAGCGGGGTTGAAACAGGGGTTGGGCTCTCTTTTTATGGCTGGTGCTTTGAGCCAATTATCAAGAAAAAAGATCTCTATATTGACGATTTGCCAAACATTGCATCGCCCAGAATTACAATCACCTTGACCAATACAGGGGTCACTGTTTTTTGTGGCTCATGTGTGCCAGTTCTCACCCGGCGAATTGGAACAACCCAGCGCGGGCTTAAAACAGGCTTGATTGATTACAGCCGGAAAGAGGTTGATGAATATGGAAACAATCAGCTGGTGCAGGGCAGATACAGCAGGCGAGTTTCGCTTACCTCATACATTGAAAATTCAGTACTTGATGCAACACTCGATTTGCTCATCTCTTTTAGAACAACAGCAGTTGTTTATGTGGGAATAAACGGGCAAGCCTCAACATACATTTTTGGTTGGTTTAATGATGTGAATACAGAGATCACATATCCGGACCAATCACTTATATCAATAGATTTGGAGTCTCTAACATGACCATCAGCCAAAACATCACGGCAAGGCCAACACCAGC